TTGGCTGCACGTTTGACGGAAAGACTTACACAGCCTATGAAGCGACGCAGATGCAGCGCCGCATAGAGCGTCAAATCCGCGCGCAGAAGAAGCTTAGAAACGCATACAAAGAAGCTGGTCTTTCCGAGGACGCGACCGCCGCGAACACAAAGCTTCGGCGGCTGAACGCAGAATATAGCAGGTTCAGCGAGGCTGCAGGGTTACCGGAGCAGAGAGAAAGGACGAAAGTATTGTATGATTGACGAAAATCTAAAGCAAGCCATCGAGCGGGCGCTTGCGTCCGGCTTCCGGGTGGAACTCCTGCGAGACAAAGACGGGAAAATTATCGCGCAGACAATCCAGCGAAAACGGCTGAAAACTGAATAAATTCCCACGGCGTAAATGTTCGCCGGGAAGGGCTGAATGGAGCCAACTACTAAGAATTTTTTGGTAGTTGGCTATTTTTTATTTTGAATTTGGAGGTTCAAACATGGCAGACGAAGGTGGAGTTTGGCGCACAATCAGCGGGCGGCGGGTATTTATCAAAGACGGACAGAGCCTGACAGATGCAATGCGCGAAAGCGGGAAGTTTGGGGAGGACAAAACCAAACTCTTTAACAGATCGGATTTCTCAACTGCAAAAAAGCTTACAGAAGAAATCTGCAGCGAACAAGATTTTATGTACTTCGGTTTACGTGTGCAGGAAGAAGATACGGAAAATATCGGTGAAACAATGAAACACACGTCACAAAATTTTGGCGGTGATTTTGACGATGCGGGCACGGAGCCGGAAGACCTTGATGGCGTGTCAACGATTCGTATTGACCGGACGTCACAGGTGATGCAGTACGGTGGATACGAAGGACGCGTCATGTATTTGCTCGGAGCTGATGAGGGCGAAGACGGATACGACCCCGGGGAATTCATTATGAAGGACGCGCGAGTCCTTGCAAAGATGAAAGTAGAAAATGGAGCTCTCAAAATTACAGAAAAGGTAAAATCTGAAGACTCCAAAATTTCTTCAGCTAAAACATCGGATAGCCCTAGCGCAAGTTCATCGACTTATGCAGGTACGGCGACACAGGTAAAAGAATACCGCTCTTTTAAAGCTGAAATGGAGCGTAAATATGGCGACCGTATTTGGTCAGATATGACAGATAGCGAGTACGACAGATACGAAAGGCTGGAACGTATCGCATATCGCGGAAAATGAAAAACGCAGCGGGGAATGACGCTGTGGGAATAGAAAGGATTTACAAAAAATGAAAGACGAAATTATGACTTTTGATGAAATACTGGCTGACCCCACTTACAAGGCGGAGTTCGACAGGCGAATCACAAAGGCACTTTCGACTGTTCAGAGCAAGCTGGACGCGGAAGCGGAGAAGAACAAGCAGTTTGCAGCGAACGGCAGCGCGGAAACGGAAGCGCTCAAAAAGGAGATCGAGGGCTACAAGTCCAAGATCGCCGATTATGACTACGCAGATGTGATCCGCAAGACGCTTGCTGAAAAGGGCGTGAAGTTCAGCTCTAAAGCTGCTGAAAAGGCATATTTGGCAGACCTAAAAGCAAAACACCTTGAAATCAAAGACGGTGCGCTTGATGGGTTTGACGAATGGCACAAGGCTCAAGTCAGAGCCGATCCATCCGCGTTCCAAGACGGCGTAAAAATCGACTGGTCTGCCGCCGTTGGCGGCGGCGAAAAGAAAACAGATACCAATGCCGCGATGAACAATCTGATCCGCGGCGCACTCAAGTAACGAAAAGGAGATTACAACATGGCAAGTATTGATCGTTCCGCACTTTCCGGCCTTATCCCGGAACCCGTAACCCGCGAGATCATGCAGAGCGCTATCGCAGAATCCGCAGTCCTTCGCATGGGTAAGAGACTTGCGAATATGTCCAGCAAGACGCAGACCATCAACGTCCTCGACGCGCTTCCCTCTGCGTACTTCGTCAACGGCGAAGCAACCGATACCGGAGCCGGTGAGGCTTTCAAGCAGACCACGAAGATGGCGTGGGACAAGAAGAAGCTGTATGCCGAGGAAATCGCGGTTATCGTCCCCATTCCCGAGGCTGCTCTCGATGATGCGGATTATGACATTTGGGGCGAGGTCAAGCCCCGTCTGACCGAGGCTTTCGGCAAGGTCATTGACGCGGCAATCTTGTTCGGCACGAACAAGCCGAGCACTTGGCGCACTGGCGTTGTTCCTTCGGCCATCGCTGCCGGTAACGGCGTACCCGTCGGCACAAGCGTCTTTGACGACATCATGGGCGAGAACGGCCTGATCGCGAGGGTCGAGCTTGACGGCTTCAATCCGAACGGCGTTATGTCCGCTATCCAGATGCGCGGCAAGCTGCGCGGGCTGAAGGACACGACCGGGCAGCCCATCTTCAAGTCCGATATGCAGGGTGCAACGCGCTATGGTTTGGATGGTATGGATATGTACTTCCCGACGAACGGCGCATTTGACCCGGCACAAGCACAGATGATCGTCGGTGACTGGACGCAGCTGGTATACGCCATCCGTCAGGACATGACCTTTAAGATCTTCACCGAGGGTGTCATTCAGGACCCGAGCACGAAGGCTATCACCTACAACCTCATGCAGAACGATATGGTCGCTCTCCGTGCGGTCATGCGTCTCGGTTGGGAAATCGCAAACCCGGTCAACGCGTACAACGTTGACATTGCCAACCCGTTCCCGTTCTCTGTTTATGGAAAGGCTGGCACAGTATCTACGGTGGCTGTATCCCCTGCTACTGCAACCGTGAAAAAGGGAGCGAGCAAGGCGTTCTCCGCTTCCGTCACAGGTGAAGGTATTGTGAGCAGCGATGTCGAGTGGAGCCAGAGCGGCGCGAAGTCTTCCATTTCGGAAAACGGTATCCTGACGGTCGCTTCCAACGAGACGTCCGCGAGCATTACCGTTACCGCAAAGTCCAAGCAGGACAGCACGAAGACCGGAACGGCCACTGTGACGGTAGGTTCGTAACAGAAAGGAGCTGGCGCAATGATATACGCCGATTATGAGTACTACTGCGATATCTACAAGGGAACGGTAGACGCTGACAGCTTTTGCAGATTGGCGACACGCGCCAGTTCCTTCCTTGACTACTACACGCAAAATCGAGTAAAGGATTTTGCGGAGCTGGATGCTGTGAAAATGTGCTGCTGCGCCTTAGTCGACCAGTATATGCTGATCGACACGGCACAGGAGCTTGCCAGAAAAAATGTGTCCGCCGGGCTTGCATCTGACGAAGGAGAATTGCAGAGTGAGACTGTAGGCGGCTATTCCCGGACGCTTCGCAGCGGCGGTGATTCTTCCGTAGCTGCATTAAAAGCGGCTTCGGAGGCGAAGAAAGCTCTTGCAAGCGTAGCACGCGAATATCTAGCCCATACCGGGCTTCTCTACAGAGGCAGGTGTTTTGCATGTACGCCCCCCACACTGTAACCATCTACAACGTCACACAGGAGCAAGACCAGGATTTCAAGGACACGCAGAAGAGCTATATCACAGTGATTCGCGGCGTAATGCTCCAAGCGTCGAAAGCTGCCAATGTCCGCGCGAGCGGGCTTGAAGGTGCAGATGCGGTAAACCTGTACATTCCGTTTTCCTCGCCAGCCGTAGACGGCGTGACAGGCGCGGAGAAGCGCTACGTCGGGCCGCAAGAATTCTGGCGTGCAACTGATAAAAGCAAAATCTGGACGCTCTCCACGGACGGTAACGGCGGCACGACCTTCTTTGTGAAGGGTGAAGTAGTCGAACCGGACAAGACGGAAGAACAGATTGAGATGCTTTACGACGATGTGTACAAAGTGACAAAGGTGGACATGAAGGACTTCGGCAGTCCTTCCATGCGGCACTGGCAGGTCGGAGGCACGTGATGCTGAAATTCGGTGTAAAAACCGACGGCTTTGACGAGCTTCAGGAGTCTATAGCACGGGCTTGCACAAAAGCCGAACACATTGTGGCATTACAGGTAGAAAAGGACACAAGCCCGTATGTGCCGTTCCTGACGGGCTCTCTTGACCAGAGAACACTTGTGGACGGTAATGCGATCATCTATCCTGGGCCGTATGCAAGATTCCCGTATTACGGGAAAGTCATGGTTGACCCGGAAACTGGCAGCACATACGCGCCAAAGGGCGGGACGAAGGTTTTGACAGACAAAAACCTTGTGTTCACGACATCCGGACACGCGCAGGCACAATCACACTGGTTCGAGGCTTCAAAGGCTGAGAACCTTGACAAATGGATTCGCGTTGCAGATAAGGCGGTGAAAAATGGGCTCTGAGAAAGAAAAAAAGCTTGTTTCTTCCGAGGAAGAACAGGACATATCCAGAAAAATGATGGTCTGGGTAAACTCGTTTTCGGACGACGATCTCCCGGCTGCAACCATCAATTATGAGTTCCTCGCCGCCGATTCCGCAAGCGTGGCTCTGTCCGTGATTCCAGGCACATACATCACACAGAAATACATCTTGGGCGGGCATGAAGCAGAATACCAGTTCAAAATTATCGCCCGTATCTTCCCAGGCAGCAGCAACGACAAGCGCCTGAAAGCGGACGCAGTGCTGAACCGATTCGGAGACTGGGCGATGCAGAATTATCCGTCTTTGGGCGATGGAATCCGCGTCCGGCGCATGGATGTATCCAGCCGCGCGGCATTACTTTACCCATACAAGGACGGTTCGGAAGACCATCAAATCTTAATGAAGATGAAATATGAGGTGATTTAACTATGGCAGATATGACCTTTAACACCGTTTCTGGGCAGCCTGTAGACAGAGAACTTTTGATTCTTTTTGTGAATACGGGCACTGATTCCGCCGCCGTGTGGTCGCCGCTTGGGACGCGCGTCACGGATTCCAGCATGGAATACGACTGGCAGAAGAAGTCCGACAAGGATATTCTCGGAAAGACCAGAACCACGATGAAGAAGCCCATCATCACGCAGGACTTTGAACCGTGCGAACTCGATGCCGGAGATGTTGCGCTTACGCATGTCTGGAACCTCGCTGTTAAGGAACAGAACGCGGCGGCTCTGGCGAATCAGGACATTCTTATCGTGCATCATTACGCAGGCACGAAGAAAACGGCTGTTTTCGCGGAGAGATACAAGGGTGCTGCAATCGAGGCGACAGGTCTTGGCGGCGAAGGCGGCGGCTTCGTAGGTATGCCGCTTACGGTAACGCCGGGCGGCGAGAGAATCACCGGCACTGCGGCGGTTGGTTCCAACGGAGAAATCACGTTTACGCCGGAAGCGGCATAAGGAGGGACGATAGATGGCGGACATCAAGATTGCAACTGGCGTTGAAAAAATCAACATCAACGACAAAGTAACGCTCGAGTTCAACCCGACAGACGCAGAAATTGTAGAGAAAATTTTTGACGTGTTCAACGGATTGGAAGATCGTCAGCGGAAATATCAGGCAGAAGTGGAAAAGAACGCGAACAAAAAAGAAATCTTTGAGATTGCGCGTCGGGAAAGTAACGAAATGCGCGATACGATCGACAGCCTTTTCGGGGTTCCGCTTTGCACGCCTCTTTTCGGCTCTATGAACGTCCTCGCACTGGCTGACGGTTTGCCTGTATGGAGCAATCTGATGCTCGGCATCATCGACCAGATCGACACTACCTTTGCGAGAGAACAGAAGGCTACGAACCCGAGAATCAAGAAATATATGGAAAGATGGAAAAAGTAATCTGGTCTTTACCGACATCGGTCAACGTAAACGGAACAGAATACGAAATCCGGTCTGACTATCGGGCGGTGTTGGATATCCTCACCGCCCTTGTTGATAGCGAGCTGGACGAGCAGGACAAGGCGGAGGCATCGTTGAGAATCTTCTATCCCGACTTTGAGGAAATGCCATCCAGCGACTATCAGGAAGCTCTGAACCAGTGTTTCCGGTTTATAGACCGTGGGGAAGAACGCAAAGAAAAGAAGCGGGAACCCGTGCTGATGTCATGGGAGCAGGACTTCAACATGATTATTGCCCCCGTGAACAGAATCGCCGGTTGCGAGGTTCGGTCGCTTGAGTATCTGCACTGGTGGTCGTTCCTGTCTTACTATCAGGAGATTGGAGACTGCCTGTTTGCTCAAGTGGTTCGTATTCGGGACAAAAAGGCACACGGGAAGCCTCTGGACAAGCAGGAGCGGGAGTTCTACCGAAAGAACAGGGATATAATCGATTTGAAAGTTACATACACAGAGGCAGAGAAAGACGTTCTCGCCGCATGGGGCATTTCAAAATAAGGTGGTGAGAAAATGGCAGATGGAAGAATCGTTGTTCAAGCGGAGGTCGACGCAAAAAACGCGCAGAAGGAGCTTGATAAACTGACGGCGAAAATCGACAAGATGGAAGCCGAACTGAAAAAAAGCACCGGAGAGCAAAGTGGCCTGAAATCTCAGCTTGACGCAGCAAAAGAATCTGCAAAACAGGCAGAAAATGCGCTGAAATCGTTGCGGTCGGAATCCGAGCGGCTTCGGCAGATCACGTCCGGTGAGGTGGCTGCGTCTCCGGAGGCTTATATCACAGCATACGGACGGCAGACGGAAGTTGCGGCGCAAATCAAAGAGCAGGAAGCAATCTTAAAAGAGCAGGACAAGATCGTTGAGAGTTTGGACGGGAAATATGCAAAAATCACGGACAAAGTGATCGCGCAGACTTCTGCTTTGGACGCTGCGAAGCAAAAAGCCGGAGAACTCACGGAGCAAATCACAAACGCAAGCGGCGCAACAGAGCGAATGGAGACCGCCGCGAAGAAGGTTTCCGACAGCATGAACACGTTCAGCAAGCGTGTTTCCGGGCTTTTTAAGCGCGTTCTGGTATTCTCCTTGATTACTCGAGCGCTGCAAAGTCTTAGAACATGGCTTGGAAAAACCATTATGAAGAACGACGAAGCGCGCGCAGCTGTGGCGCGGCTCAAGGCGGCGCTTCTGACACTCGCGCAGCCGATTCTTCAAGTCGTGATTCCTGTTTTTGTGAAGCTTGTGAACATTCTGACACAGGTTGTTACAGCTATCGCGAAGTTCTTTGGTATACTGTCCGGGAAAAGCTGGTCTTCGCAGAAATCAGCCGCGCAAGGGCTGAACGACGAGCAGAAGGCGCTGGAAGGTGTTGGGGCGGCGGCAAAAGACGCAAGTAAAAGCATGGCAAGCTTCGATGAGATCAACCAGCTTACAGACAACACAGCGTCTGGCGCTGGCGGAGGTGGTGGCGCGGCATCAACGGAGATCGCACCGGACTTCTCGAATCTCGACATGGCAGAAGATAAGCTCCACGACATTCTCGGCTTGGTAGGAGCGATTGCAGCAGGGCTTCTGGCATGGAAAATCGCGAGCTTGTTCACGAACGACCTGAGCAAGATTTGGGGTATCGCTCTTGCTGTTGCCGGTGCGTTTGCGCTTGTATACTTCTGGTTGGATGCTTGGAATAACGGGATTGATTTACAAAACTTCCTCGGGATGCTGGCAGGTCTTGCCGCGCTTGCCGTTGGGCTTGCAATCGCCTTCGGACCAATCGCGGCAGGAATTGCACTGGTTGTAGGCGGTCTTGCCATGCTGGTTGTCGGTATCAAAGACGTTATCGAAAACGGCTTTAATTTGGTGAATACGCTTACGATCATCGCAGGGCTGCTTGCTGCTGGTATCGGAATTTCGCTTCTGACGGGCAGCTGGATTCCACTTCTGATTGCAGGTTTCCTTGCCGCGCTGGTTGCGCTTGTGTCCTTCACCGGACATGGAGAAGAACTGATTCAAGGATTAAAAAATATTATAGACGGGTTCGGGAAGTTCTTCAAGGGCGTATTCACCGGAGACATGAAGCTTGCTGTGGAAGGCATTAAGCAGATATGGGAAGGAATGAAGCAGACATGGAACGCCATTGTGAACTCCATCAAGGATGCGTGGAACATGTTTATCACATGGCTGCAATCCAAGAGCCCGCTGCTTGCATCAATATTTCAAACATATGGGAAATTTGTCTCAGATGTATACAAAAACATCAAGGACATCTTGAAGGGCGTCATTGACTTCATTGTTGGCGTATTTACCGGAGACTGGACAAAGGCATGGCAGGGTGTCACCGAGATCTTCAAGGGTATCTGGAACAACATTGTTGCCATCATTGAGGCGGCGAGCAACTTCATTATCGACGGTATCAACCTTCTGATTTCCGCTTTGAATACCATCCACTTTGAGATTCCGGACTGGGTTCCCATCATCGGCGGCAAGTCCTTCGGCATCAGCATTCCGCTTGTCAGTCAGGTTGCGCTTCCGAGGCTGGCAGAAGGCGCGGTTATTCCGCCGAACCGGGAGTTTATGGCGGTGCTGGGCGACCAGAAGAGCGGAACGAACATCGAAACGCCGCTTGAGACAATGGTGCAGGCATTCAAGCAGGCGATGAACGAATCCGGTGGACGGTCGCAGACGATCATCTTGCAGCTCAACGGCCGAGAGTTTGCACGGGCTGTTTATAAGGCAAACAACGAAGAAACGCAGCGCGTAGGCGTAAGGCTGGCGGGGGTGAAGGCATGACAAGTGTTTTGACCCTCGACGGCACGGCGTATCCGAACCTGCATGTAACCAGTCTGAAACGCTCTTTTGCGGTTCTGGACGGCGATAATGCGGGGCGCGTGATGACCGGCGCGATGGTGCGCGACATCATCGGCACGTTTTACAACTACAGCGTGGAGCTTGACCCGGTTGGAACTGACCCGGCGGAATACGACAGGTTCTACGAAGCAATTTCTGCTCCGGTCGACAGCCATTCCCTCACCGTTCCGTATGCACAAGGTACATTGACCTTTGATGCGTATGTTGCAAACGGAGACGATGAACTTTTGACAGCTTACGGGCAGAAGAACGAATGGGGAAACCTTACATTTAATTTTGTTGCGATGAAGCCTAAGAGGACGCCGCTATGAGCGTAAAAGTTGTGTATGAAGACGTTGCGGTCGGTTCTGCGGCGGCTGCGAGTGTGACAGCAAGCGAGGCTATGGGTATTTCAAAAACCTCGCTTCTGCCCTTCGGGGCATTCGAGGGACCAATTGCAACGACGGAGCAGAATCAATGGGTGCTGAACGGCACACGAAAAGTAAAGCCTGCTTCTGAGCCGGTTGGCTTCTGGTCTACGCCGAGAAGCAAGGCGGATTGCACGTTCGATACGCCGCCTACCATTGAGATTTCGCTTGACGGGCAGTTTACGTCCCTCGGCATCTACTTCAAATTTGACGGGGAAACCGGGGACTATTGCAGCGACCTGAATCTGACGTGGTACAACGGAACAACGCAGCTGGCAACGCAACAGTTCTTCCCGAACAGTGGCAATTACTTCTGCGAGAAGACCGTGGAGCTATACAACAAGGTTACGATTCAGTTCAACAAGACAAATCTTCCAGATAGACCAATTAAAATCTCGCTGATTCTTTTCGGCATCGTTCGAGAGTTCGAGCGGCAGGAGCTTCGGAGTGTTGAGGCGACCGAAGAACTGAACATCATATCCGACGAGCTGGCGATTAACACGCTGGATTTCACGCTGGACAGCATGGAAGATATTGATTTTATTTTCCAAGAGAAGCAGCCCGTTTATGCGTACAACGGAAAGACGAAAATCGGCACGTTTTACATCGACGAATCTACCCGCGTAAGCAAAAATGTATACAACGTTTCCTGCATCGACGCTTTGGGGATTCTGGACGAAGACCCATTCCCAGCTGTTGTTTATTCCAACGCCAACGCGAAAACGGTTTTAGAAAGCATCCTCGGCGGGTATTTCGTCTTGGAGCTTTCGGAGGAACTACAGACAGAGAAACTGACAGGATACATTCCTGATTGCACGCGAAGGGAAGCTTTGCAGCAGGTGGCGTTTGCGCTTCGGGCTGTTGTGGACACCAGCGGAACAGGAAACGTGAAGGTATGGAGGCTGTCTGAGGAAACACCGACGGTGATTCCTATGAACCGGCTCTACGTCGGCGGCGAAGTCAGCCAGTCTGCCATCGTGACCGAGGTAAGAGTTACCGCGCACACGTACAGCACGTCCGGCAGCGGAAGCGATACGGTTGAAGTTGGCGGGAAAAAGTATTTCCACACGACGGCGGTCACGGTAAAACAGAACCCGAACATTACGGCCTCGACCAAGCCGAACGTCATAGAAGTCAAGGACGCGACGCTTGTCAACTCGACGAATGTTGCAGCGGTAACGCAGCACGTCTTTGACTATTATATGCGGCGGCAGACGCACGGCGTTCAAATCGTCATGGACAAGGAGCTTCCCGGTGACTATGTAGACACCACAACTCCGTGGGATGACCACATTACCGGGACGATAACGAGCATGACCATTAAACTGAGCGGCATCGCGGCGGCTGAGTGTGACATCGTAGGAACGGGGGCTTCTGCATGAGAATTATGAAAACCTTAATCACCGACCGGACGCAGGCTGACGCTTCCTATTCTGAGAAGCTTTACAAGAAGCTGTGGAGCGACTTCACGGAGCAGGAAAAGGCAGACTTTGAAGCGGGCTTGAAAGGCTCTTACAAAGCGTCTGACCTGAACCGCGTCGGCACGGCTCTTATCACTATCCGTGACCGGCTGAGAACGCACTGTATCGACGTTCCGGCAGAAGTGCGGGAGGATTATGGTTCTGACGAAGTGCTCGACAAAGACGTTATGGACGCTTATATCGAATCCGCGAACGCCGTATACGACGCAGTTGTCAATCCTGCCCCGCGCCCTCCGGCAAAAATCAACGAACTAGACTGGGAGGGCGCGAACAACATCGAAAAGACGATCATCGCCGTAGATGACGTGTTGGAGAGTCGGGAGGTCGGCTGGGTTTACGCGGACGCGGAACTATACGCAGGAGACATGGGGGAATAACATGAAAGACCGAACTCCAAAATTTCCGGGGCGGGTAAAGCTCAAGCCCGTTGCCGGACAGACAGATACTTACGACATGACGCGTGCAGACGACCCGGACGATACCGGCACGCCATTCAACACGCGCACAATGCTCCAAGATTCCACGGGGCGCTTTCTCAGATTGCCGTATGCGAACCCACTTGTCGACGACGCGTTCCGGCACATGGTCGACCGCATCGTACCCATCGGCACAATCCGGACGAGCCCGGCACAGAGTCTGGGGGATGCGTGGTTGAAGTGCGACGGGAGCACAGTGACGTTTGAGAACTACCCGCAGTTGTGTTCTGTGCTGAGAAATACGGGCGGTGCGGTAACGTGGGATACGAATGCGTTTCCGGCATCTTACAATGCAAAAAGTGTTTCAAATACAGTGTATTTTGATGGGATGTGGTTTGTTTGTGTGCAGGTTGGTAGCAATTTCAAGATTTTGAAATCCAGCGAGGTTGGTGGAACGTTTTCCGAAGAGGCGACGTTTACAGGAAGCGAAACTACATACGAAGGCATAATGTGCTCGCTCGCAGTATCTGACGATTATTGCGTGTGCGCATACCGTGTCGGAATAAACGTCAAGATTGCGGTTCGAGAAAAAGGGGACACAAGCTGGACGCAGGTGGGCGTTACACTCCCATCAGATAGCAAAGACGGTACCGGATTCTTCGGAATCGCTGAATGCAACGGGAAATTTGGATTTGCAATAGAAAGATACGGAGGCTCCACGGACGAATATTCCGATAAAACATATGTGGTTCTTTCGGATGCGCCTTTGGATTCTGGTAGCTGGCAGTATTCGATGATTACGAAAACTAACGATATCAGCGGGAATAAATTTTTCGGATATAAGTTCTCGAGCGCAAATGGAAAATGGTTCCTTTCGGCAATCCGACAGGAGACTGGAAGTTCTTTTAGCGGTGATGTAGAGCTGCACGTTGCAAATGGGAGTGAAACCAGCTTCACGAAAATAAAAACTCCTGTCAAATCAGTAGTCATGAAACGTTATTCAGCGTCAGAAGTTGTGTTCCTATCTGGAAAGTATTATTTTTTGGGGACTTACTATTCGCAGTACAACAGCAGTTCGGGAATATTTTATAGACCAGTGTCGACTGTTTATTCTTCCGAAAATCTCACAAACTGGGGTTCTTCTATTGTTACCGGAGAGAACAAACAGGCAACTACCTGCGTAAGTTACGCATCTGCATCGGAATCAACATTACTGGTTGCAACGCAAACAGAAGTTTGGACAACGTCCAGCCCAAACGATGGGTTCAGCCAAGCTACTGTACCAACTACTGCGATTACCGCAGTGGCATTGCAGGGAATGACGGCGACGGCATCTTACAAAGGCGGTGTGGCGTATCACGATTACACATATGATTCGCGCCTCTTGCCTACCATCTCGCTTTCGGACGACACGACGACATTCATCAAGGCGAAGAACGAGCTGGACGTATTTGAATCACAGCAGAGCGGGGGGTGATTGAGTGTTTCAGAAAATTGCAAACGCTTTATCGGTGGAGCTGACGGGAACCGATCTGACAAAGGTGACAAAACTGGAATTTTACGTAAAACAGGCCTGCCAGTTCTTCGAGTACACGCCGGTAGTCGTTGACGAATCGCATTTGCTGGTAAAAATCCCGTACGAAGACGCGATGCGGCTGCGCCCCGGGGCGGTGAGTCTGCAATGCGCGCTGACCGACGCAGACGGAAATAAGCAGGCGGCGGAGATCGTTCAGGTGGACGTGAAGAGCTTCCTAAAGGAGGCGGGATATGCTTAAAATGGTGCTTTCGCAGCCGGAGATTCGGATGCGGATCGAGCCCGCAAAGGTGGTCTATCAGGGCGGCGAGGCGTATGACGGGGACTACGAGATCACCCCGTCGGAGGAATTGCAGACGCTTCCCACGGCGAACCGGATGCTGGCCAGAAATATTGTCGTCGCGCCCATCCCGCAGAACTACGGGCGGATCACCTACAACGGCGGCGGAATCATAATAACGTAAGGAGTGCACTATGGCGAAAAATGTAAAAATCAGAGACGTAACGTATGAGAGCGTCCCGAATGTGGAAATCCCCCTTGCAGACGGCTCGGGCACGGCAAAATTCGTGGACACGGGAAGCGGTGACGCGGCGGCCAGCGACATCCGAGCCGGGAAAAAGGCATGGGCAGACGGCAGCGAGGTCACGGGCTCCGTCCCGGAGAAGGGCGTGGACGACGTAAGCGTCAACGGTAAAAACGTCACCATCCCGGCGGGCATCTACGACGACCCGGTGACCAAGAGCGTCGGCGACGGCACGGTCACCCCCGGCGCGGCGGTTGCGGGTACGGTGCTCGGCGACACGCAGACGGACTATGAGATTACGGTGACGCCATCGGCGGCGGTCTCCGCCGGATATGTCTCCGGCGACAAAAACGGTGCGGAGATCAAAAAGTATGTGCAGATTGAAGAGAAGCAGGCCACGCCATCCACGGCCGCGCAGGACGTGACCCCATCCAGCGGGAAACTGCTCAAAAAGGTGCGCGTCGCCGCCGTGGACGTGTCCGCAACCGCGACGGAGGACAATGTGCCGACCGGCATCACCTTCTTCTCCAACAGCCTGACCCGGAAGACCGGGCGGGCAAAATTTCCATCGATCACACAGGACGAGCTGACCAAAGTGCTGACGATCCAGTAAGGAGGGCACGATGGGACAGAACGTAACAATCGCGGGCGCGTCGTACCCGGATGTCCCGGCGCTGGACGTCCCGAAGACGGGCGGCGGCACGGCGCGCTTTGTGGATACGGCGGACGACACCGTGACCCCCGAAACCCTCAAATCCGGCGTGACGGCGCACGACGCTTCGGGCGCGAAGATCACCGGCACGTTAGATACCGCCCCGCCCAAGGAGTCGGACATCAATTTTTGGGACTATGACGGCACTTTGCTCTACAGCTGGACAGTCGCCGAGCTGGCCACAAAGACCGAGCTGCCGCCCCTTCCCTCGCATGATGGACTGGTCTGCCAGGGCTGGAACTGGACGCTCCAAGACATCAAGGACGCAGGCCGTGAGCTCGATATCGGCGCGCTGTACATTACCGATGACGGCAAGACAAGGCTCTACGTCGACGTGGACACCGAAACGTGGGACGATTTTGTTCTCAACTATTGGCAGAGCAACATAAACACCACGACTGTTGACTGGGGCGACGGCACAACACCGGAAACAAAAGACGCAAGTTCTTGGATTGAGCATCGGCATGTGTACGCAGCCAGCGGCTCATACGTGATTACGATGAGTGTCAAAGATGGTAAGACGATGGAACTTGGAAACGGCTCAAATGGTCGAATGCTGATTGCAAACGACGAAAGAGATAGTGCCCGCTGCTCGATGCTTGCAAAGGTAGAAATCGGTGAAAGAATGCCCAACGTGACGGAACGTGCGTTTTATGCCGCTGTCCGGCTCAAGAGCATATCTGTCCCCGCTGGCGTGCTTTTCGAACCGTATAGGACGTTTGAACGAGCTACAAGTATACGCGCCGTAACAGTGGCTTTTAGTTCCGCGATCATCCAAACATTTTATAATTGCACAAATCTCCGTGCAATCGCAACACCGAAAGGGGTGACGCAAAGAAATGATAATAATAATTATGACATCACAAATGCATCAGTCCGGTTGGTAAATTTTGATATGACTACTGCCTACGTTGCGAACTGCCTCGAGCGCGTCCACATCAAGGCTGTCAACGGTCAAGTTGGAGATTTTTCTTCCTGCGTGTCTCTGCTAGAAGTCACCATCCCGGCGGACGCTACAACCTTTGTCACTGCCGCATTTCAGGGCGACTACGCGCTGCGCAGGGTGACATGCCTCGGGGATATCGCGAGCATCCCAGCGCAGGTGTTTCAGAGGTGCTATCCGCTGCGGTTTGTGGATCTTACGCATTGTACCGCCGTGCCCACGCTGGCCAACGTCAACGCGTTCGATGCAACACATCCGCAGCTGGAAATCCGAGTGCCCGCGTCTCTGGCGGATGCGTGGAAAGCGGCGACAAACTGGAGTTCGCTGGCAGACCATATTGTGGGGGTGTGAGCATGATCGTAAGAGAGCACTACAAAACGCGCACGGACGGTGTAGAGCTGTACAAAACATACTCGGATGCGGGCTATCTCATCCGGCAAGCGGAGACGGGCGCAGAGTACGATGAGGCAATTGACGTTGACGGCGCGCCGCACACCTACACGGAGACGGATAAGCTTGTCACAGACAATTTTGACATCGAGACGGCAAGCCCGGAGCAGCTGCGTGAGCGGCTGATCGACACCGAGACGGCGGCGAAGATCTTACTTGGGGAGGGCGACGCATGACATACACCGAGAGGGCACGAAAAATGCGCCCTTACATTGAGCAGGCGGCAAGCGCTTTGGACGATAAAACAGTCAGCCTCGCGCCGGAGCTGCTGGGGACGCTGACCGGCGACGGCAGCCTCGTCAAAGCGGGCACGCGCATCAACTGGCACGGCAAGATCAAAAAAGCCGCCGTCGACCTCTGGGACACCGCACAGAACACGCCCGACAAAGCGTCTACGCTCTGGGAGGACGTGCAGTACCGGGACGGGTACAGAATCATCCCCGAAGTAATTACCTCGACACTGGCCTTCGCAAAGGGCGAGAAGGGCTGGTGGGGCGGCAACCTGTATGAGTCGCTCATGGACGGAAATGTGTTTACCCCGACGGTCGCCCCGACGGTCTGGCAGAAAGTATAGCGCCGCCTCCGGGCGAGAAAGGAGACAGATATGGACGACGGAATTCAGGCGCAGGTCGCAGCGATCGACGCGCGCTGCAAATCCAACCAGCACCGCATCGACGAGCTCGAGGCGGACAACAAGGCGCTTCACCAGCTTGCTACCTCCGTAGAAGTGCTGGCGACGAAGCAGGAGACGATCGAGTCGAACGTGAACGAGATCAAGACCGACGTGAAAGCCCTCAAGGCGCTCCCCGGCAGCCGCTGGGAGGGCTTAATCAAAGCCGTGGTCACGGCGATCGTCGCGGGGCTGGTCGGCTACGCGCTGGCTCTGGCGGGGCTTGGAGGCTAGTATGGCGGACGGGCAGAAAAAGCCGCAGCGGAAGACGAAGGGGCGCATGGCGCGGGAGCTGGTCTACTACTGCATTTACGCCCTGACGCTTACGCTCGCGTGGGCAGTGGTCGTCAAGACGGTCGCTGTCATCCTCGACCGCCCGTCCGACCTCTCCGACGTGCTGATCTTCGCGGCGGCGGCGTTCGGCGGGGAGCTGCTGCTCCTGCTGTGCAAGAGAGTATTCGCGAAACCAAATGAACCGGTAGAATGAAAGGGGTACATATGGATAACATCAAGAAAAGGCTGGGTAATTTACTCAGCGTCAAGTCTCTGGTCACACTGGTCCTGACGGGCGTGTTCGCCTACATGTCCGTCGCGGGCAAAATCTCGCAGGACTTTATGACGATCTATGCCGTCATTATCGCGTTTTATTTCGGCAGTCAGTCTCAGAAGCTTCAGGACGCACTCGACGGTAGCAAAAATGCGCAGGAGGGCGAACAGAAATGATGAAAGCATCCGAGCTTGTGCGCAGGCACATTGTCGTTGCGAAGAATTACAAGACCGTCTACATGTGGGGCTGCTTCGGCGCTCCCGTGGGCGAGACGATCATTGACGAGAAATCCGCCCAGTACCCGGACTGGTACACCGGCGGCAGAGTCACGTATCTGCGCAATCTTATCGGCAAGGGCTATTTTGGCTTTGACTGCGTGAACCTCACGAAGGGCATTCTCTGGGGCTGGAACGGCAACAAAAACGCTTACTACGGCGGTGCAAGGTACGCCTCGAACAGCGTGCCGGATGTCTCCGCCGACGGCATGATCGCCAAGTGCTACGCCGTGTCCGGCATCGGCTGGGACAAGCTCATTCCCGGCGAAGGTCTCTGGATGCCCGGCCACTGGGGCATGTACATCGGTGACGGTCTGGCGGTCGAATGCACCCCGATCTGGGACAACGGCGCACAGATCACCGCCGTCCAGAACATCGGCACGAAAGCAGGCTACCACGCCCGCAATTGGCAGAAGCACGGAAAGCTCCCGTGGGTCGAGTACGACACCGTGAAGGTCGACGAGGCCGTCGAGGAGGCGAAGAAGACCATCAAGCAGAAGGCCGGTCTTACAGACAGCACGATCGATTACCTCGCCGGATACAAGTACGGTGACGATCTTCTCAAAAAGCTCGCAAAGGCGATGGAGTAAGGGGGCGGGGCTATGGCTCCACAAGCCAGATGCAAATTACCGCCGGAGCTTGGCGGACTGATGCGCCGGGATATGGAGACGGTTATTTACCAATCGAATCTCGGCCGCGAAGACGCAAAGATCGCGCAGCTCTACTTTGTGGATAAGCTCCCACAGGTTGACGTTGCGACAGAGCTGTATATTGGCCGCGCTACGGTACAGAGGCGGCTTCCCGGTATCGTGCGGGAGATGCAGCGGACATCCAACAAACTGTATAACTGAGATAAGCGCCGGTTTCTCGGCGCTTATTTTTTTATAAAAATTTTTGAAAAGCCCTTGACATATACGGTAATACCGTATATAATGAGACCATAGAGATAAACCAAATACAAATTACGGAGGGTTTAAAAATGGCTATGGTAATCAACAAAAACGGTACAGAAATCAACTTTGACGCGGCGGTTGCACTGATGGATGATGACATCCGTGAAGATCTCCACGTGGAACTTGCGCCATGCACCGATCAGGAGTTTTTTACTGCGTATGAGGCCCGTCACGAAGCCAAGTATGGCGAAGAGTGGGAGCTCAGCAAAGAGAACCCCTGCTACTGATGCCGACGGAAGCGCAGAAGCGCACCCGCGACAAGTGGGATGCAGAAAACATGTCCGTGATCTCCTGCAAACTCAAGCGGGAGATCGCGGAAAACTTTAAGACCGCAGCGAGGGCCAACGGCACGACGCCAAACGAACTGATACGCGGCTGGATTGCCACATATTTATTTGAGCAAAACTGATGCATAACTGAGGCACAGGAAAATAGTAAAAAGCCCATACTGGACACATCAAAGGAGTGTTCGGTATGGGCTTTTCTTATTTCAATCCAAACCCGGAAGGGAAACAAGTTGGAGACTGTACCGTCCGGGCAATTGCGAAGGCAACGGGAAAGAGCTGGGATGAAACATACGTCGGGCTTTGCCTACAGGGTCTGAAAATGGGGGACATGCCGTCGGCGAACAGTGTCTGGGGTGCGTACCTCCGGCAGCAGGGATTTACCCGGAACGTTGTGCCGAACACATGCCCGGACTGCTATACGGTCGAGGAATTCGCAAGAGACCATCCGCGCGGTGTGTATGTACTCGCTCTATCAAGCCACGTAGTGTGCGTAGAGGACGGAAAGTATTTCGATAGCTGGAATTCCGGGAACGAAATCCCGCTGTTCTACTGGGAAAAGGAGGATAAATGATGTTCGGACAACAGCCTTATGTGTATCAGCAGCCGATTTACAATCAACCGCCCATGATGCAGGAACCAATGATGCGTCCACAGTATCAGCCTGCGCCGTCGATGCAGTATCCGACTCCACAACCTCAGCCACAGCAACCGAGCGGGGGACAGTCTATCATCTGGGTTCCGAACGAAAAGGCGGCAAACGAATTTATCGTCGCGCCGAATAACGCCGTCACGCTCTGGGACATGAATGCGCCGGTTGTGTATGTGAAGAAAGCCGACGCAAGCGGTAAACCGGCAATGACAACGTATGACCTCGTAGAGCGCTCTACAGCCCCCGTGATCCCCACAGCGCCGCAAACAGTGCCTACGGTGGAATACGTGACCCGCAAGGATTTTGACGAGCTGGCGGCAAAGGTGGCGGCTCTGAGCGTCAAGCCCGTTAGAAAGGTGAAGGAGGCAGACAATGAACCCACTGTTTAATGCACTCGGCGGCGGGCAGATGCCCGGAATGATGGGACAGTTTCAAAATATGGTGCGGCAGTTTCAGCAGTTCAAGCAGAGCTTTCAGGGAGACCCGAGGGCGGAGGTTGAGAAGCTGGTACAGTCTGGGAAAATCTCGCAGCAGCAGTTGAACCAGCTCCAGCAGATGGCTGGACAGTTTCAGCAGTTGATGCAGTAGTTCGGAAATTCCGAACAAGTTGAACGGTCAAAATCGTGGCCACGATTGAGATAAATTTCAAAATCTACGAAAGGAGAAAACTATGAGTTTGAATGGCGATGGTATTCCTATGAACATGCCTGTCGTTCCGGCTGGCACGAACAGCGGTAATGGCTGGGGAGGCTTTGGCGGCGATAACGGCTGGTGGATTATTCTGTTCTTCATTGTTCTGATGGGGTGGAATCGGAACGGTTGGGGCGGCAATAATGGCAGCGGCGCTGCGGACAACTATGTTCTTGCAAGTGACTTTGCTACGCTTCAGAGGCAGATTGACAGCGCGGCGTCCACACTCGAGCGTAAGGGCGAAATTACCCAGCAGGGGCTTTGCGACGGATTTTACGCAATGAACACTACGTTGCTGAACGGTTTCGCCGGTGTCAATCAGAACATGAACACTGGCTTCCAGTCCGCCGAGCTTTCCCGTTGCAATCAGCAGGCGGCGCTCATGCAGCAGCTTAACGCGATGCAGATGCAGGCGGCGAACTGCTGCTGCGAGAACCGCGCGGCGATCGCGCAGGTGCGCTATGATATGGCATCGCAGGCTTGCGACACTCGCAACACCGTGCAGAACACGACGCGGGACATCATTGATGCAATGAACTGCGGCTTCCGTAGCATCGACCAGCGTCTGACCGCGCAGGAGCTTGCAGCGAAGGACAGCAAGATTGCCGAGCAGAACCAGCAGCTCTTTGCGGCGCAGCTGGCGGCTTCTCAGGCGGCGCAGAACGACACGCTCAAGTCCTACGTAAGTGGGCAGCTGGCGTATTACAATCCGCGCCCGGTTCCTGCATTTGAGGTTCCGGCCCCGTACCAGTATTCTGGATGTAATAACGGCTACAACTACGGTTGCAGAAACTGCGCGTAACAACTCCACATCGTAGAGCTTTTTGTGATGTTTTGTTGGCATCAACAAAATGTTCGGCTTACCGCCGATACTCAAGAAACGCGGCGGGGCAATCGTCCCGCCGCTATTTTTAACCGTGTCGAATTCGACGCATTTAGAAAGGATTGATTTTATGGCAACATTCAAGGACGTGAAAGAAAAGTACATTGACTACCTGATGGATATGGATTTGAACAAAATGAGTGTGATGGATTTGTCGACGTATGGTTTGATCTTAAAAACCGTCGACGAAATGGAAAAGTCGAATTATGCTGAATCTATCACCTCAATGATGGCATCGCTTATGCCTGTCTGCGCAGGAAAGAGTGCAAATGAAAGTGAGGTGTATGGAATTGGCTGAATTTACGAATTCCAATATCGTCTCCGTCGCATCCGGTCAGAATGTGCCTCTGACCGAAACAGCGGTCAACAGCAAGCCGTGCATTGTGCATCGAGAGGGAAGCGGGCTTGTGACGCTTCGCGGGCTGACAAACCAGTGTAAGGCAGTTTTCAAAATTTCCTACGGCGGCAACATCGCCATCCCGACCGGCGGCACGGTCGAAGCGATTACCGCAGCGCTTTCCATCAACGGCGAAGCACTGGCAAGCGCTACGGCTACGGTCACTCCGGCAGCAGTTGAGAATTATTTTAATATCTACGTCTCTGCACAGGTCTGCGTACCGAAGGGCTGCTGTGTGACGGTAGGTATGCGTAATACAAGTACGCAGGCGGTCAATTTCGCGAACAGCAATTTGACCGTCGAGAGAGTAGCATGAAGGGAGGAAGGAATATGTACGATTTAAGAAATCTTCGGGAAATGCTCTGCAAGGAGCTGGACGATATCGCCGACAAGCGCGAAATGTCCGCCGGTGACTTGGACGCAATCCAGAAGTTGACAAGCTCCATCAAGAACACCTACAAAATCGAAATGCTCGAGGACGGCGGGTACTCCCGTGACGGCGAGTGGGAAGCGGACATGCGTGGCACGTATGGGCGTGGCAGCTCCTACCGTGGCAGGCATCGCGATTCTATGGGGCGGTATAGCCGGACAGATGCTCGGGAACATATGCGCTCGACGCTGGAAGACATGATGCGCGACACGGACGATGATAAGACGCGCGATGCTATCCGCCGCTGCATGGAGCAGATTGACAGAGCATAAGGAGGGAAAGACATGCTGGATGAAGCCGAAATCCGAAAGGAAATAGCACGGCTGGAATACGAAGAATCCAGCTATCCCAATTATGCCAAACTGGCGAACCTATATGTGATACGCGACAAGATGCAGGAAGAGGAACGGGGCGACGGCGGTAGGTATGTGGGTTACTACTCCGGCGCTCCCGCTCCTGTTACCGCGCAACCGGCTACCGTGGGCGAGTACGGGGACAGTGAGTTTTTGCTTTCGGTATCTGGTAAAGACCCGGCAAAGGCTTGGACGGTCGTTGATGAACTTATGGACACATTATCGCTTGTAAACCGAAGGGTATATGATTCTGTTTTAAGAAAAATAAAGTCCCTATGACGAGGCAAAAAGCGTGGCAAATTCCGTGGCAAAAATGCGTGTCAAAATTGTGTTTTGCGTGTCAAATAATTGATACGCATCGCAAATAAATGATACGCTCGAAATGCCTGAAAGCCTTGATATACAAAGGAAAACCCTGTAATCACTTGAGATTACAGGGTTTCTTCTTTGGCGCGGAAGGAGAGATTCGAACTCTCGAATTGAGCTTTAAACCAGTTGAAAATACTGCACTTTTTATTTTCATGGCAAATATCGTGGCAAAATTAAGAGAAGAACTTTTTCATTTCCTGCACAGACTCGGAAATGTCTGCTTGTGCGATGTGTGTATAGATTTTACGCATTGTTCCGTAGTCTGACCATCCGCCCAGCTGCATCGTGACTTTTTCTGATATACCAAGCTTATATGCAAGGGAGCAAAAGGAATGCCGCAGACCGTGTGTCCCGACTTCTGGCAAATTCGCTTCCTTGCATATTTTATTTGATGCAGCGCGAATGCTGTTCGGATTTGCAACGATGACAAAATCACTCGATCTTTCTGCTTCTGAAAGCAGCTGCGACAGCTTCGGTATCATGATTGGGATAGTCCGCCGTGAAGAACGGTTTTTGTTAGACACTTTATTCACCAGCTTGTTGTTTTCGTCGAACAGGGTAGCCCCTCGAACCGTTATGGACTGCTTTTTCAGATCAACGTTCTCCCAACGCAAACCGAGGATTTCTGACACACGCAGAGAGTGCAGCGCAAGAAGAAACGCGATTTCATACTTGCTCCCTTCCGCCGCTTTCAAAAACACAGGAATTTCTTCCGCAGACAAAAAAGCGTGCTCGTCCGATTGGATGGCGGGAAGCGCCACTTCGTATGATACACCATATCGCTTAAGCGCCGGACGTATCAGCGCCCATGTCTCGCGGATGGTCTTCGGGCTGCATTTTTCGGCGTTGATCGCCTGCTGTATAGCACTCACGGAGAGTTTGGATAAGGGGACATCCATGATAGGTTGAAGGTAACACCGTTGCTTGATTCTGTGTCCGCGAATAGACGCTGGGGAAAGAGTGCCGCTCTTGAATTCCAGGTATTCGTCTATGGCTTTGCGGATTGTTATTTCCGGCTTTGCCTCCTCGGCAGAAAGGATACCGATTTTGTATTCTAAAGCTTCTTGCTCTGCTTCTCGCTTCGTTCCGGCAGTGAACGACCTCGCTTCCCCATTTACCATCACTCGGCAGCGGTAAGAGCCGGACGGCAGTTTTTCAGCCTCTGGGACTTTCAGCTTTTTCATTTCGGATCTCCTTTTTGACGATACGAAGAATGGTGAAGCCTACGGCCAGTATGGACGCGACAATCAAGGCAATAAATATCCACGCCATTACAGATAGCCTTCCACCCCGGATTATGCCAGCGTCTGTGATTTGCGAATCGATAACAAGGTACACGATCAGCGAAAACGCAAGCATGGCACAGAAAAAGACCAGCAGGTAGCAGATAGCGTGTGTGGCTTTGATCTGCGCCCGCTGCATTTCGTTTGCGGCGGTCGCTCTGACGTTCTCGAGTTCAAGCCTGTGGTTCCGCTCCTGTAGTTCGCTTGGGCTGTCAGTAGGCGGTTTTAGCCCGAACAGCTCATCCAGTGACAGCCCGAGAACGCGGCACAGCGCGGCAGAATTGTACAGTTTCGGGTCTTGCTGTGTTCCTGCGCAGAGCTTCGTCACAGCCGATCTGGAAACGCCGGATTCCTCGACAAGTCTGTCGATGGTGTAATGCTGATCTTCCTTCGCCCGCTTTATGTTCCTCTGATATGCAGAAATATATGGGGCGAGTTCCTGAATTGCTGACATGATATACCTCCGTTTTCACATATATTTCGCTGATTTTTCCGCCACTGGTATGATTTTACCAATTTGAGGGTGGACATTTCTGCCCACTTTGCTATGCTGGTTACAGGCGCGTGAGAAAGCCCCACCGCCGGGGGAGCGACGGTGGGGCGATCTTAAACATTCTATTATACAAAATAGTCTGTCCCATAATTGCCGCTTACGAGGGTTACCGGACGAAGAAAATGCAAGGTGTTCTTTGTGGAAGATTCCAAATTGAAATTATTGAACGAGCGTTCTAAAATATGGAGGTACACCAAATGCAGAGCATCAATATTCGCTTTGAAAACGGGAAAGTAAACATCATCGTAGACGGGGCACTTTTCAAGGACGTCCACAGTCTAAGCCTGGACTACATCAAGGGAGCACCCATGCTCTTTGCTTGCGTCTCAGATGTAGGCGAGACACGGGAGAAGTGGAACCAATGCCCGCTGCCGAACTGAACGCTTATTGCATATCGCGGGAATTGGCCGATTCCAGAACGGTTCCAGACTGATTTACAAACTGTACAGATACGTTATCCGCCGGAGTTCCGTTAAATGCGTTGTACATACCGCCGTACATATAAAAGGCCATAACCATGATGGACTCTTGTAAGCCAACAGTATCCGTGGAAAGCGTCACTGTAAACGCTGTGTAGTCGTTGGAAGCGGAGACAGAAACGATATTTGGATAGTCGGAAGAATCAGCCATTTTTGCAAGCTCGGTATCGATGTTTTGCCGCAGCTCTTGCATAAGGTCGTTGTGCTTGGATTCCGTCATGACATATGTGGCAGAGCCGTCGGCGTTAATTTTGGCGGAGATAAATCCGTCCGCTTTGCTGACTTCTGCGTCAAGTGATTCCTGCGTCGTTCCTTCGTCGAGGAAATCAGCGGGAACGGTAAGCTCGATCGTGCGACCGGGCGTTTTTTCGGCGGAAATCGATGTGGTGGAAGTTCCTTCTTGCGTATCCGTTGCCGTGCTTGTCGGTGAGGATACCGAAGCGCTTGCCGGAGAGGCCTGCGTGCTGCTCGGCGCTTTTTGGGGAATCAGAAGGACGGCAACCACAATGATAATGGCGATTGGGATTGCCACAATAAGCGCTTTCCCGAGCGGGTTTTGCTTCTTCGCTCGGCGCGCACCACAGGCCGGACACTTCTTCTCACTGGCGTTAATCTGCGCGCCACAAGAGCGGCAGATAACTTTTCGGTTCCAAGTCCCGCAGTTTGGGCACTCTTTCATTCTTTCGTCAAACGTTTCCCCACAACGAGGACATTTGACGGAATATACATCCTTTGGCATGGTACGAACCCCCGGTTTTGTAAGATACAACAATTTTACCACCAGAGTTTTACAGTCTCAAGGTCAAAATTACACAAAAAGAAATGATGAAATTTGGAAGATTGAAGAAGGAGGGCGCAAAATGGTTTGTATTCAGGACGATATGTGCTATAATAAGGGTGAAGAAATTGCGCCCATTGAAGAACTTAGAACGGAACTGATTGAAAAAATCAAACAGCTTCCGAACGAAGAATGTAAAAGAATCCTAAGCATTGTCAATGTTGAAAGTTGGAGGTACTGACGAAATGAAAATTATTATGATTGCACTTATACTCGCTGTGCTCGTGGCTTTCGTTTACTGCCTCGCGCAGTTGTTAAGAGCGGAGAAAATGCGCGATAAGCTTTTGGGCGAACTTCTAGAGGAGACGATTTCCATAAGAGACAGTGCAAAGCGAAATCCAGTACGTATGCCTATTGATGTAATTGTTGAAGCTGCTCGTTCAGCCATGAATGGTAGCTTTGGAGAAGGGCAAGAGCCATAGCATTGTATGACTTCATCAGGAATGCGTATTGTTCCTTTGTAAACAGATCGGAAGATTTCTTCAAATCCTCCGTAGAAAACCGCGCGACATCATAAGAAAAGGAATCCATATTGATCTGAGACAAGAAGTCTGCAAACGGCGGTAAACTGCACATAGTTCCTCCTTACTGCAATTTTTGTATACTCTTATTTACTTCATCCATTACTTTCAGCAGGAAAGACATATCTTGACTATCTCTTACGATTTCAAGAAGCATGTCTTGATCGGGCGCTTCGCCATCGGCGGGGCGCTCTTTTTTTATGCCCTCCTGCGGAACGAGTTCCTCGTCCGGCAGCAGGTCTGCCACTGATACACCGAGATATTCTGCGATAATTTTAAGATTTTTCATAGAAGGGTTTGTTTTCCCTGTGTTCCATAGAGAGTACGATGCAGACGTAATACTGCAATCCTTATAAAACTGCTGTTTCGGTATACCTTTTGCAGCAAGCAGGGAGTTGATTCGTGCGACTATGGGCGATTTAACCGCAAAGTCCGGCATTGGGTCTACGCCATATAAGAGATATTCTGTCGTTACCCCAATTACACTGGCTGCACGTTGAACTTTCTTTATACTTGGCGCGTGTTTCCCCGTGTTCCACTGAGAGAAAGAACCAGACGATATTCCGCTTTTTTCGTAAAACTCTTGCTTTGTCATTCCAATTTCAGCAAGCCTTATTTCTATTCTTCTTATAACGGACTGTACGTCAAATTGCATAAAAAATCCCTCATAAATTTGGCAAAAAAGTACCCTTAACAATCCTAAGTTTTTATTGACTTTTAGTATATACTTAACTATACTAAGAGTTGTGAGGGGCAAAACTTACAAGTGAGGTGATGGCGTGAAGAAAGACAAGTATCTATGGGGATTTCAGATTGTTGGTTCAGACTGCGGATATGACGAGTTCGGGACGTTCCATTGCGCGTGCGGTCATTGCCTTCCGTTACGAGTTGATGTAAGTAAGGGCGGCAAATATCGCGGCAGCGACTGCGGCGACGGCAGATACGACGGTGAAAAACATGTTGATAAGAAACCGCCTTTTCTCCGTGCGTGCTTTCGAGCCTTCGGTTTCGACAAGCACATTTAGACCGTTTTCTCCTATGGACTTGTAACGCTTATTCCGATTGAGGAACAACCTGATTCTTTCTCTGAACGACTTGCACATGATTCATGCCTCGGCTTATGAGGCGTGAAAAGAACAACGCCCCGGACAACTTAACGGATTGTGGATAATGATAGGTGGTACTTTCATAATAGCACAATTCACTAAGTTGTCAAGAAAAACTTAGTATTCACAGACAGGAGGTATGTAAAGACATGGGGTTTAAGGAAGCGAGGCTTGCCGCTGGATTGACCGTTCAACAGGTAGTCAAGGCGCTAAAGGTTTCGGACGCATCTGTTTATCTATGGGAAACCGGGCAGATGTACCCGAAGACGGCGCGACTGCACGAAATCGCAGAGCTGTACGGCTGCACAGTGGACGAGCTTTTGAAGCCGAAAAAGGAGGGATAACATGCCAGCGGTAAAGCTCGGTCGGGACAATACGTCGAAGAACCTGTCCCGCCTGATTTACGGGAGGGTAAAGGAGAGAAACGTAAAACTGGACGACTTGCTTAAACTCGCCGGGGTATCAAGCAAAACGACGCTGACAAAGCGAATGCGCGAGCCATTGGGAGAGCAGATGAAAGGGACAATCGCAATTTGCAAGCGGCTTGGAATCACGCGGGAGGAGTTTTTGGACTCCTTTGATTACTAAGTATCCGGTTTTGGCGCTTGCAAAAATCTAAGAACAAACGAAAAGGAAGGAAACGCAAATGAAAGTCAGATTAACATTTTTGGAGCCTGTGCTTGGCACGTGGCCGAGCAACGAGAATGTGGCGCGGGATTTCATCGCATCGAAAGCGCCGGACGCTTCTAGCGAAGCAAAGGCTTGGTATTGCAATGCTGGGTACGCAAAGGCTTTGCTATGCAATTCGTGGCAACGGCACTGTAGAGATTTGATGTGCCTCGCAAAGGCAAAGAATAGTCTGGCTTCGCGGCGGCATGGGATGCTATGTTTTGCGATGGAAAGGCTAGGATAAGCGACGCGAGGGCTATGAGCCGCGCGGCGAGGCCTGGACTGGCGCGGCAAAGGCAAAGTAAAGCAAAGATCGCGTGGCAAGGGCGAAGTAAAGCAAGGATTGGCAACGGCGTAGTAACGCGCGCTTTGCTTCGACAGGCAAGGGCAGAGATGGGCATTGATCGGCATGGCAAAGGCAATGTAAAGCTCAGCAATGCGTAGCGGCGGCAGGGCTGCGAAGGGCTCAGAGACGCAAAGGCTATGCAGCAAACAGAAAAGCCCCACTCGGCAAGGAAGATTATTTAAGGAGGATGAAATGAAAATTACAAAGGAGCTCCTGCGGGAGAAAGGCGCATGTGCAGCCGGATACAGGGATTTTCTGAAAGAATTCCCGGAAGAAAAGTATCCGGATGGCGTAGAGTATCAGGATTTGCTGGACTGCTGCGCGGAGAAGAATTTCAGTTACGGATCATGGCTGCTTTCCGAATTCGGCAGGACGGATGATGTCCGGAGGATCGACGGCGATCTGATCACCGAAAAATCAATCATTTTTGCTGGACGGCTAGAAGTTTCCGGAAGCATCAAGGCAGGCGAAGGCATCGAGGCAGGCGAAGGCATCAAGGCAGGCTGTGGCATCGAGGCAGGCGAAGGCATCGAGGCAGGCGAAGGCATCAAGGCAGGCTATGGCATCGAGGCAGGCCGTGGCATCGAGGCAGGCTGTGGCATCGAGGCAGGCGAAGGCATCGAGGCAGGCGAAGGCATCAAGGCAGGCTATGGCATCGAGGCAGGCCGTGGCATCGAGGCAGGCTGTGGCATCGAGGCAGGCGAAGGCATCGAGGCAGGCGAAGGCATCAAGGCAGGCTATGGCATCGAGGCAGGCCGTGGCATCGAGGCAGGCTGTGGCATCGAGGCAGGCGAAGGCATCGAGGCAGGCGAAGGCATCAAGGCAGGCT